CGTTTCTTTTCAAATGGGTTTCTTGTTTCAATGTCAAATTCACCACCTTCAAAATCTTGATTCAGAAGAGTAGAAAAAGATACTTTTCTAACCAATCCGTTAGGGTATGGATTGTCAAGAATATCTCTATGCCAACCATATTCACCACCAACACTATACTCAGAATATTGTAATGGTTCTATATCAGTCAGCTGAATTGTTGTTGACTCATTAATAATATTAAAGAGTTCTTTACAGGTTTCAGCATCTTTAATAAAAAATACCTTTGAGTTTCTTTTTACATTACCACTTTTTTCAATAATAACACCATCTTCAAGTGTATCAGGAACAGAAAAACTTTTATCAATGTTGATATAATTAATCATATTACATCATACCAGCTTCAAATTTCTTCCAATTTATGGCATGACTTACATCCCATCCACGATTATCTATTGACTTAATTATACCTTCAATAAATTTTATAACAGTTTCTAGATAACTAATCTTTGCACCAAGTTCTATAACCTCATCATCAGAGTTTATGTACATTGCAAGATCAGTTTTAAGTACTTTGAGGTCAAATGGTTTAGATGCATATATTTTTGCATCTGATTTTCCACCATAGTATTCCCACTTGGCTCTATAAAGTTTTTGATAGTCACCTTTATTTTTGACAAGTAAAAGCTCGAACCTTGTTTTATAGTCTAACCATTTTGATTTGATTTCTTGGTTGCGAAAGGATTCCTGATCTAAATGTTCTTGATCAGTGATAGGTAGGTCTTTGTATGCTTCTTTCTTCAATTCTTCTAAATTCATAATGTACTTTCATAAAAAAAATGAGCAGAGAATGATAATCTTCCCTTATTATATATTGACCCTGATGAGGCTTGCCGAGTTGTCACCAGTGATTAAGTCTAAGAATTTGATTTTGTTAAAATATATCAAATTCTCTGCTCACTAATATATAGTCATTTTAAATTATACAATTGGTTCAATTTCATAAATTTGATATGCAAAATCAACTGTTGCTGTTAGGTATTCTACATCAGTAGCACCTTGATTGTAATCTAATGCGCTCATTGCAATAGGATATAAATCTCTAAAAAATACGTTTACTATTGGATTATTTTTATTTGATAAGACAGTAAGTGTTGCATCAGAAAATAATGCGTTTACACCAGTTGCTTTAGATACCTCTCCTATTTCACCATCACTTCCTAATCTTGCTGTTGGAGTATTAGAAGTATTAGACCTAAATTCACTAAACTGTGTTCTATTTTTAGGAAAACCAATTGCAGTCATCCACTCATGAATACTTAAAAAATTTTCTAGATATTCATCAACTATGTAAGTTATTGACAGATTGTCAAATGTAAGTTGATCACCCATCATAGGAATAGATTTAAAGGGTGTAGGAATTACAACATCTGATAATGCAATAGCAGGAATAGTGGCTGCAGTTGAAAAGAACTGCACCTTTGGTAACTGGTGGATTCCAAAACTAAACTGAGTTGGACTTGCGTAATCTAATTTATCTGGTTGTCTGGTTACTGATGTCATAATACTATTTATAACAAAAAAAAGGGGGAGCAAAAGCTCCCCCAAGTTTATAGTCAAGTTTCTTATATTACATAAGGTTATTAACTTTAACACGGCGATAGTAAGCGTTCGTGTTTGCATCAAGAGATGCGTCAGAGTTAAGACCAGAAGCAGGGAAACCGTCTGCAGCCGCACCAGCAGCAGCAAATGGGTTTGCAGCCATTCCGTAACGTGTCTTAAAACCGATTTTTGGTTGAAATGTGTTTTCACCAACTGCACGAACCATTTGTAATGGAACATATGGGCAGTAGAAGAAACCAGCATCATAAGGTGAAGTACCTTTATATCCAGCAACATAGTACTGATTAGCAGCTACGTTTGCAGAATATGGGTCTACATACACTTTATAACGACCATTCATCACACCAGCAAATGTGGTAGATGTATCGTCTACGTTTAAGTTGTTATTAAGAGCAGGAGTGTAATCAAGAACACCAGCCATCTGAAGTGCAGAAGCAACGTCAGCGGAACAGATGATCATGTTACCTTTACCACGACGAGTCTGTTGACCAATCGCATTAGCATCACGCTCTATTTGAAACATCAAACCTTTAAACTTCTCAACTGACCAACGACCATTAGAGTCGGTGTCAAGATCGAAAGTACCAGCAGTTGTTGTGTTAACTTGAGCACCAGCAACAGCGGTGATGTAAAGTGAACGAACAACTTCACGGTTGATTTCAGCAAGAATTTCAGTTGACAACATATTTGCCAATTCTGTTTCTGCGTCTAAACCATGAATTGCTTTAAGGTCTTGAGCAAGTTCCATTGTGTACTCAGCTTTTAATGCACGAGAAACAGCAGTAACTGTTGTTTTCTCGATACTGAATGCCATCTCTGCAAAAGAGTTTGCAGCAGCATCACCAAGTGCCTCACCTTGAGCGGTAGTCATACCAGTTGGAGATAAGTAAATTCCAGCTGGACTATCGTTCAATAGTTTTGGGTTAGAACCTGTCATTGCAGATGATGTTAAATCACCAGCAGCGTCATCGTTGGAAAGTCCTGTATCAGGCTCATCAACCAACAATTCTGCACCGTCTGAAGATGCAGCTTTAGCACGCATTGCAAAGATTAGTCCAGTTGGGCCAGTCATTGGTTGCACACCGCATACGTCATAAGCAATAAGGTTAGGCATTGCACGGCGAACGAGTGAGATCAAAATTGGATCCCAATTTGAAATCTGTCCACCAGTGGAGTTAGTAGGAGCAGCCTCTGAAAGAAAATTTTGGTCTTCCTTCATAGCCTTCTCTTGGTTCTCTAGGATGAGAGTAGTAACAGCACGCTTATAAGAATCATCAATCTTATTTAGATCAGGATGTTCTAGGACTGGCTGCCACTTTTCTTGTAGATGTTCTGTTTGAAACATTTGTTTCTCCTTTATTATTTACATCTTTTAATTATATTAACTTATGCACTCGCCTTTTGATCACGACTGATAGCAGACATATACTTATGCATAGTATCTGTCGTATCAATGTCCTGTGCGGTGCCACCATCTTCATCATCTATTGCTCTTGTGCCTGCAGCAGGTTTGACTTTAGGAAAGTAACTTTCCTTTAGAGTGGAGAGTTTTTCATGGAAAGACTCCTCATCTGTAAAGTCAACATCTTCTACAAGACCTTTGAACTTCTCAATCTCTGTTTGAGCTAAGTCATCTGAAACTTCAGAAATAACTTGCTCACGAACTAATAGAGAATTATTTTCAGTCATTTCAACATTCTTCTGAATTGACTCATTTAATTTATCTTCTAGTTCTGCAATTTTTTCAGATTGTGCTTCCAAAACGTCATACTTTTCGTCTGGAACGTCAATATAGTGATCTTCAAACAACTGTTTCAGTCCAGAGATAAAGTCTTCTGCAATTTCGCCTTTAAGTCCACGCTCTATTGCCAACTCGTTCTCTTTTGTCCATTCCTCTACAACATAGTTGAGATATGTATCAACCTTCTCAGTTAACTCTTCTTTGAAGGTTTCCATTTCTGTTTCTTTCTCACTTTTAACTTCTTCATGTATACGATCAATCTCTGAACGTAACTTCGACTTAATAGCAGCTTCAAAAACTGTCCCTGCTTTAGTCTTAAAATCTTCAGAAAGGTCTTCTCCACTCATAAGAGCATCAACGTCTTCTTTAACGTCAAGGTCTTTGATACGAGCATCGATTTCTTCTTTCTTTTCAGCTGAAACTTCTTCTTCAACTTCGTCTGCATCTTCGTGATAACCGTCTTTCATCATCGTTTCATATGCAGCTTTAAGATCGACAGCTTTCATGCCTTCCATCTTTTTGTGCATTGCAGCCTTTAACATTTCTTTAGTCATTTTAGCTTCTTCCAACTCTTCACCTTCTTCTGGAACGTGACTAGCAGCAAGTTTTTCTGGTTTCTGTGGTGCGCCTTCGCCTTTTTGTTGGGCATCACCAGAAACTTCTTTTGCTTTTGCAGCAACTTTTTTAGCTGGTGCATCTTTCTGTTCTGGGTCAACAACAGGTTTTCCTGTGTCTTCCGCATCGTTTTTCATCTTAGACTTTTCAGCAGGAGCAGCACCCTGTTTAGTAGGGTCTTCAGCTTCTTCAAGCTCTGCCAGAACCTCTGCTTCAAGTTCTTCAATTGTTTGGTCTAATTCGGACATCGGGTGTCTCCTTACTTGTTTTGTAATTAATATTTATAAATTATAACATTTTGAGGAATTTTGCAAACTCCAGTGCTTCCACCGAAGCTTGTCTCTGATGTTTCTTAACATCAAATTTCTTTTTCATATCTTGCAATTCTGCTTCAATAAGTGATCCATTATTCCAAACCCACTCTTTTCCCTCCATAATACCTTCTACGAAAGCATTAGGAGCAGATGGGTCTGCTACGATGTCTGCAGCTGTTGCGAGATAAAAATCATCTCTTACATAATTAGCTCCGCCTTTTGATTCCAAACTTCCCATACCTCTAGAAGAAACACCTAGTTTTGCACCCTCATCCATTAAATTTTTAACTATCTTACCCATAGGTGTTTCCATTATTTTAGCTTCGCCAATAAAATTTTTTCCGTCAGGCTTTAACGATGTAATCATGTGTGACACTCGTTCCAAATTGACCGTTGGCCCATCTGGATGTCCAAGTTCCCCAAACGCCCGATTTTCTTCAATAAAATTCTTACTATATTTATTAACTTCCTTTTGTAGTACATCCATAGGATATACTCTACCATTGCGGTTCTTTATGTCAGCTTGCATAAAAATACCACGAATCTTGTAATTCTTTTTACCATCTTCCTTTTCTTCGCAGATGTATTCTACTTCTTCTACAGCTTCTGAAAATAGTTTCATTATTCTATCCTTACGATGTATAGTTTTCGTCTTTTTTAAATTCAATGATAATCGTTCCAGATGTACCAAAACAACTAGCTTCATGATCACCTGATGTTGCAGCTGTATTTGTAGCAGCAGATTTAATTGCTCCAGCAGTACCATCATAGTGTCCTGTACCAGCACACCTAAACTGAGTAGAATCTTGTGAATTGTTTGCAGCTGCACCCACTTCTATGATTTCTACATGACCAGTATCATCGTCTGCTGTACCCTCTACTAATGACCACCAAATACGATTGAGATGTAGTTTTGCACCATTTGCGTGTCCAGCTAATGCACTTGCATCTAGAATAGCATTATTTGCAGTTGTATCATCTTCGATATCAACCAAGATTGTGACAAATCCGCCTGCGCCTGGATTATTTACAGGTGTGTCTCTTAGTGTTCGTGTTGCAAAAGCCATTCTTTAACTCCTTAAATTGATAACATTTCTTTCTCAAAATAATTCATAAGTTCTCTTTCGGAAACTTTAAATTTTTTTGATACTTCTTTTATACTTTTTTCAAAACTATTTAGGAAATCTGAAGGTTTAGAATCCATTTTTTGAAAGATTTGGTCAATAGCACCCCTCATCTTAGGAGAAAGTTTCTTATACTCCTTAGATTTCTTATGTTCATCCTTCTCAATTACGGATGTATATACTCCACTAAACGTCCTAGTCATCACTTTCCTCTGTTTCTACTGACATAGTTTTAACAAAAGTGTTTGCTAAATCTTTTCTTCTAAGTTCTAAAGCATCACCTACTTTAGCACCTACTGTAGTTTTAAATACTTCTTCTGCGCCTATATTGTTACCATCAACAATTGCGTCTACAAATTCTCTACTCATAATTAATTTCCTTCTTTTTCTGGTTCTTCATAATCTGGCATCTGGTCTGGAGTAACAACTCCACCAGCTCCATCTTGTGGATACCTTGTAATTCCATCTCCACCGTCTGGTAAACTTATTCCACCATCCATTGGATCAATGTCAATTTCTTTTCTTATCTGATCATTCATTTCTGCGATTTCTGCATCATTCATACGTAAAACTTTCTTTAATACAAACTCTTTACTAAAGAATGTACCAATATATGATTGTATAGAATCTAGTGTTTGTATA